ACACTAGGAGTGCCTGTTGGTGTAATCTCACCAAGGATGACTACGACACGAACAAAGCGAGATGTTCCGACGTTGGGATAGGCAAAAGTTGCGGAGGTAGCGCCATTAGCCAGACTATCAAGAGCCGCTCCGTCGAGGAGGTAGGTTTCAAAGTCTGTTAGGTTGTCGATTACCTCAAGAGAAGTTTGCACCTTGGCAAGCGTAGACGCTCCAATGTTTGACACCGATAGTAGGGAACTCTTCCCCGAATCTGAAAGGTAGTCCAAAAGATTACTAGGGATGGGGTATGACGAATCGGCGCCAGTAGAGCCGGATGGTGCTGGATATATGTCGTATATTCCTGCTGTCGGCATATCACAACGTCGTCTGAACTATCTCGGCTAATGTTCCATCTCCGTTATAGGAGAATGTCTTTCTTATTATCGAAGTCCCCCTGTGATAATCGACCTGAGTGAGCACCCCGCTTGTGTAGGTCAACACCTTGTAGTTGCCGCTGTCGTAATCAATCCTGGTTACAAGCCCAGAAGTGTAGGTAAACGCCGGGCCGGGTTCCTCTTCTTGAGGAGGCCCCTCTGGAATAACGAAATTCAGCACTACATTCCCACTGGTGCCACCGTTGCTTACTGTTGGAGGATTGCCCCATGCTGTGGATGTTGTCGTGCCAACCGTTACCGTTGCCGGACCTTGTGGACCCTGTGGACCTGTTGGACCTTGAGGACCTGTTGGACCTGCTGGACCTGGGGGACCCTGAATACCCTGTGCGCCGGTTGGACGGTTTGCGTCATAGAAGGCTTGTTCCTTCCACTTCCTATCTCGAAAGCTGTCAGTAGACTCTCTTGGAGGGCGTCTTATCGTCATCGAAGCACCTCTACATCTTCCTCAGCGTTCGAGAACACTACGTCTACCGCATCCGTAGCCGTGAACTCATACTGCTTAGTTCTGTACTGGTGGCGTCGTAAGTCTCTTAAAACCAGGTCGTACTCACCTATATCGCCTAGAGAGAACTCTTTAATGTTTGACCACGAGCGATTGTCTAGCTTGTACCTGAGCATCAGCTTAGGAGTCCTACCCGATAATCCCTTGCCTCTCTTTGCTCGAAACCGCACCTCGTTACACTGCTTAGTCTGAGACGAACCGTTATCAATGTGACCAGTAGTTCTTGCTAGCCGTATGATGTCGCCATCGTCATCGGCGTGGTTCTTGCTTAGGCTGCATACCTGCTGAGTATTCCTGCGCCCTATAAGGTGAAGTCCCCACTTCTCAGCATACGTATAGCAGTTGCCAACCCATCTTTCGTACTTGGCGTCTGCTAAATTCCACTTACCCCACTCGCCCCAGTCATCGACTGTCTGGTTATATACAAGAGTCCTGCCATCAAACGGGAACGAGAATATAAAGAATACGTAGCCATCAATCTGAATCTTTTGAGCGATAGCATCTGAGACTTTACTCAAGCCCTGAAGCTCTCTATCAAACTTAGTGCTTAGCCTTTCAACGCTCTTACCTGCAAAGCGAACCAGCCTACGCTTATCGTCTAGCCAGTAAAGACTATTCTCATCCTCAATAATTGCGTGAGGCGCAGAGCAGCCAGATTGAATAAAGCCGCCAGGGATTCGTACAAATGGAAACAATAACGTTGGATCGTTTTCCCATATCTCAATACTGCGCTGGCCGAACAAATAGACCTCTCTATTGTAGACCTTTAATGCTGAGATAAGGTCGGAACTACCAGCGGCAGAAGCAAAGTAAAGAGCGTTCCAGCTAGTTCCTGCGTTGACGTCAGACCCATAGAACTTATTGGTATTGTCTATTGCAAGAATATAGCCATCAACAAAAGCAATCTGACTTACCGTAGTCGGAGCATCTGGGTCTGCTATGTAAGCAGGAGTGCCGCTTATTGGAGTATAGACAATCCTACCGCCGTTAGCACAATAGAAGTTAGTTCCATCCACTGCCATCGATACGGGTGTGCCTTGATTGAGAAGCGGCGTAGTAGTTAGCTTGGTAACTACTGGGGTATTAGATACGTATGTGAGCTGATAGATATCCCCGCCAGCTACCATCATCACTACATCTTTTTCTGCCCAATAAAATAACCCGTCGACGCCAACGCCAGTAGCAGCACTAGCGGTAAAAATAGCCTTTGAGCCAGGTCGTTTTATTGTTCCACCGCCTAGAGTGCGGTATCCATCAAAAAGCGAGAAGTTCTCATCGGTAAGCTCTATACCGTCTACGCCCTTCTGAACCGGAGCAAAGATGGGAATCTTGACGGTTGGCATTGATTAGGCTTGAACCTCCGCTGTTTCAAGCTGCGACACTCGAGCTTCTAAGACCACTACCTTTGCGGAAAGCTCCTGTAGCGCACCAACAAGTAATGGAACTAACTTGCTTTGATCAAGTGACTGTATTTTCATGCTGCCATCTTCCTTGACAGCATCCTTCTCCCCAAGTACCGCATTGGGAACCACAGTCGCAACTTCGTGAGCAATAAAACCATCAACAGTCTTATCTGGCTCAGCGATAAAATTAAACCGCACCGGATTTAATTGATTTAATCGCGTAAGAGCCCCAGAAAGAGGAACTACGTTCTCCTTTAATCGATAGTCAGACGGCGCAGGAAAGTAGGTAGTCGTATTGTCAAAGTCCATTCCTCCGACGTAAGCGCCAGCATAGTAGTTGACAATAGAGTTCACCAATCCGCTAACGGTCTTTACCATCACCATCGAAGCAGGATTTGCAGCATTACCAGACTTGGTAAAGTGTACACCAGCAGTAGTAATGTTGGCTAATGGCTTGTTTATCATTATATCGCCAAGAGCATTGCAGTTTAGCGCGTTAGCACTGCCACCAATGGTAAAGGACCCGTCAGCGTTCCAGATATGCCTATAAGTGTTGGTGTTATCTCTGACAGCAAGAGCGTAAGGATTTTTTGCTCCATCTACAATTAGACCATAGCTATTTACGCCTGTATCAGCATTGCCTACAACCATTGCATAGCCGCTAGCTATGTTACTCTCAACAGCAAAAGCACCACCAGTAGAGTAGAAGCGCCGAACACCATTTACAGAAAACGCAAGATAGTTAGCACCAGCAGAGTACATGCCGGTATCGAGGTCATTGCCGGGACAAAACGCGGGAGCTGAGGCGCTTCCCGATGAAACGCTTGTGATTTGGTTCGTTGTCTTATTTAACAGCAATGGACTTGAATCAAAGTTTAAGAGCTGGAACTGAGTGCCGTCATACAAAAGCTCGAGCACATCGCCCGCCTTAATCTCTCCACCAACCAGCGCGGTGCCTTGCCTTTGAACGGTTTTAACTCCTAGACTGTTAAGGTTTAGGGTAACGGCGGCAGTATTTGCACCAGCAGCAATAAGCCTTACAAGCATCCCAGTTTCATACGCGTTTGGCGCGGGAGTGAGAGTCGCCGTAATTGTATTTGTCCCCGACACGCTTGCAGCATACTCATATCGAGACCTCTGCACGTCAGCAACAGACGGATAATCTTGTAGCCGAAAAGCGCCTCCGTGATAAGTTGCCGTGTATAGCTGTCCAGCTATCAGGTCTCCTGATTGGAGGCTAGAAGGTGTGGGTCCCTTAACAAGATTAACTGCTGAAAGACTATTGAACTGAAGAGTAGTAGCGCCAGTGTTAGTAAAACCAGCAACAAACGAGACTGTCTGTCCATTGGCATAGCTTGTCACCGTAGCAGGGACGCTTACTACTTGAGCGTTGGCAGACCCGGTAGAGGTTCCACCATACAACACAGTCGTGTCGTCAAACCCATATAGCAAGTTGTCCAGTGTATACAACGTTACATCTGCGCTAGTCTTAACAACAAACTTATATCGACCATCAGCCCAAACCTGCGCCTTGCCGTTACCGTCTAGGATGAGTGGATTAGTAGCGGAGGTAGACTTGTCAGAAGCAGTGAATAAGGATACGGGGGTAGTCGTCCCAGCCGAGTAAGTGTAGACCTTTCCAGCAGCCAGTGGCTGTCCATTGTTGTCAGTCAGTCCATTCCAGAGAGACTCTACCTGTACCGCTGTTGCCATTACTTAAATGCTCCGTCACAAAACTCAAACTCGGCCCGCTCGCGCTCCCCGCTCTTAGCCTCTTGGAAAGCTGCCTGGTACTGCCGCTCTAACTCCCGCTTTTCTGCTAGGGGAAGGCCGTATTCAAAGGATAAGGCATGAGCTAGTCCGAATGTCAGGGCGTCTAGGTAGCGAACTGGGAAGTCTGGATTGCCTCCAGCGGTATCAAAGTCCTTTAGCTTTACCAGTGCTGTGAATTTGAGCGTTCTTGACTGAGCAGGGACCGGCCATACATACATTGTCGGAGTAATCTGGTTGTCCAGAGCTACTATTGTAGGGTCGCCCGTTGAAGCCTTATCCTCTATGTCCCAATACTGACGCCACGAGGCTACATCAACTGGGTGATCAATGTTATCAATCCGCAAATAAGCTCTATCAATCGCGTATATGGGCGGGTCTGAGGCAGCTAAGGAGTAGCTTGCTACGCCCGTGGAGAGAGCTTGAGTAAAGTCCTTTATAGTCCAAAGGAATACATGCTTACTCTGCCAGCTCTTCACCATTGAGTTTAGAGCGATTATGGCCTGAGTCATCATCTCGCCGGATAGCGGGTCGCCTGGGTCGTTCTTCCCTATGATTCTGTAAGCCCGCTCGATTATCTCGTTACGGGTAGCGTTAAAGTCGTAGTCGCTAAGAGCCATATCGCCTAATCAAAAAAGGGGAGAGCCCCTAAGAGCCCTCCCCGTACAACCTACTGCATCGTGTAAGCGACTGTCATAGTCACTACAGCTCCGGTAGCCGGAGTACCGTTGGTAGCAATCCTAACGTCGATGGTATCATCGGATGTATACTTATATCCATGACCAATCGGGTTGCTAAGACGCACCAAACTAGCAGCTCCATTCCCGAAGTTAGCGGCAGCGAAGAAACGATCCGTATCTCCACCGTCACCAATCTCTACAGTGCTAGTAGCACCAAGAGAAGCTGTTGTTGACAGAACGATCTCCTGAATTGTGGCTCCAGCCGGAACCTTTATCATTTCAAGAATGTCATTCGCTAAAAGGTTTGTGCCGATAGTAAGACTCTCAGTCTGCGAAGTCGCATCGATCCCCGCACGAGCTTGTCTAGTAGCAGCAACACCAGCCGTTCTATATGTTGGCATATTCTAGTCCTCCCTAATTACGCGCCAGCTACGTTAGTTCTTGAGAGATAAACTCCAAGAGAACCGTAATCGAGCGAGTTAAACTTCGACTTAGCTACACCAGCAATCATCGAGATTCCGTATCCTTCCTCGTTCTTGTAATCAAACGTCTCCTGAATTACTTCAGGACGCTGACCCCAAGCCCAAACAAGCGACTGAGCGCCCATGAATACAGCCTTAGTCCAAGGAACCGAAGCTCCACCACCGTCTGTTGCGATAGCGCAGTTCTCATGCTCGTGGATAACGACTCCGTCCCACAATGCAGTTGCGCCCACAAAAAGTGGATGCTGCTTCGACCGCTCTTGAGCCTCACGCTGAGCCTGTTGGTACTCTGAAGAAGCCTTCAGGTCGAACAAAGCATCAGGGTGAACCAAGAGAACGTAGTACTCCTTACCCTCAACCTTT